TGGGTCTTGGATGCTTTCAGCGTTCAACCATCCGTCAAGCGTTGCTTCGTGGCGATAAAGAAGCGGCTATGGAATCGCTAGTTAAATATTGTAGAGCTGGTGGTAAAGTCCTAAAAGGCTTACAAAACAGAAGATTGGATGAACGCAGACTATTTCTTGGTATATAATAAGTAAACTTATAACTAAAGGTTATTATGAAAATTTTACTTATTGATATAGAAGTAGCACCAAATACTGCTCATGTCTGGGGTATCTTTGACCAGAACATCTCTATAAATCAATTATTAGAATCATCTTATACCCTTTGCTATGCAGCCAAGTGGTACGGTGAATCTAAAATCATGTTTGATTCTATTCAAAAATCTGGCAAACAAAAGATGCTAGACTCTGTGCACAAACTTCTTGACGAAGCTGATGCCATCGTTCACTACAACGGTTCTAGGTTTGACATACCCATACTACACAAAGAGTTTTTATTAGCAGGTATGCCGCCTCCAGCACCTGCCAAACAGATAGATTTATTACAAGTAGCTCGTAGACAATTTAGGTTTGTTTCTAACAAACTAGATTATGTATCACAGGCTTTAGGTTTAGGTTCTAAAACAGAACATGAAGGTCATACATTGTGGGTTAAGTGTATGAACGATGATCGTAAAGCTTGGAAGACTATGGAAGAGTACAATAAAAACGATGTAGTACTACTTGAAAAAGTTTATGACAAGTTTAAAGCATGGATTAAAAATCATCCTAACCACAATGCGTATTCCGCAAATACAGTATGTCCAAATTGCGGTTCTAGCAAATTACAAAAGCGTGGTTCAGCAGTTAATTTATCACGACACTATCAACGATTCCAATGTCAAGGATGTGGTAAATGGAGCAGATCAGTGAAATCAGAACAAGTTACAAAAGAATCAGTTATCAGCATATAAGGAAAATTATGAACATTCAACAGTTATGTGAGCACATGGTAGGCAAAATGGTAGTAGAAGCAGAAGCCTATTACGGTGAAGACGTGCTTATTATAATGTTAGATGACGGAAGCCACATCGAAATTAGTGGTGATGGGCTTTCCGTTTATTCAGAAGTGCCAGAACTAGACGATTAAACTAAAATCATTCAATTCTTTGTTTTGTAATTCATACAAATCAGCTTTTGTTTGAAAAAATGTATTATCACTTCTAGTTCTTACAGTACCTTTTTTATAAAAACTAGCTTTTTCAATAAAATCATTTTTATCTATCCAGCCACAAATAGTTAATATCATATTGGTTCTATTTAAACTACAAAATATGTATCTATCTACTTTGTATTTATCTTGCAATCCAATTAGATTATTTACAAAGTATGGCTTTGGCTCACAATTTCTTCCCATAGTTTTTACATCATACGTTTTATCTTTATATGTAAAATCTATTCCATTATCAAATCCATTAGATTCAATGAATGGTAATCCTAAAAAATCTAAAACAACAGATTGACCTACAATACCTCTTAACTGTTCAGAGGCATTGCCATCAGCAACACCTCTATTACCAAAGTTAGTTTTTTTTAGTAAACTTCTACAATGACTAACAATTTCATCCTTGATCGGAATGTTAATCATCAACCATTTCTAGTCTTTGTAATTGAGCAGCAACCTCTGGTGGATTAACAACATCTTCATCTTTAACTATTTCTAATAGTTTATTTTTATACCATTCAGACTTGTCTAAATCTTCCTCAAACTTGCCTTTAAAAGGGTAACGTAAGTCGTATTTCATCTTACAACCTTTTAAATATCCAATGAACTCTTCTTTTGTCAAGCGACTTTCAATGACATCTATTGCTTCTATACCACCTACCAAGTAATGCTTTGGATGATTGATATTATCCATGTAATTCTCCTTTTAAAATTTACCTCTTAAATACTTTAAGATTCCGTAATTATAACCACGCATTGTGCAATCTATCAAGGTATAGTCATACAATAATTCATCTATACGTCTTCTATTCCATGCACTATGGAATTCTATAAGAAATACTACTGGTTGTACAGTCAAGTTCTCTAGTATCTCTATTTCTGCACCTTCAGTATCTATTTTCATGATGGCACACTCTGGCAAGTGTTTAGCAGACATTACTTTAACCATTTCACCTTCTGCTCTTTGCTCTTTGCCTTGAAACATACTAGCTTCACCACAGTTATTTAATCCGTAGTACATCATACGCTCACCATCTTCTTTGCCAATAGCAAAGTTTCTAATGGCTATGTCAGTTCCTGCTATATTTTGTCTTAATAGATTATAGTTTTCTTTTATAGGCTCATAGCAATCTATCTTTGGTTTATCAAAGTATTCATGTGCCCATACTGCAAATCCACCTACGTTAGCACCAATGTCTATAATGTAAGGGCTTTTGCCTATACCTTCTATAGCATATTCACCTTGAAATATCTTACCTACATGGCTAATCATGTCATTAGGTATAATCATACAAGCCTGCCACTAAATTGATAAGTGCCTGTGTGACCTAGTTGAGCCCATGCTGCCCCCCAAACTTTAATACCATTGTCTCTAGCTAGTTTACAGAAGTGATAATCTTCACTTAACAAATGATTTTGTTCATCAATGCTAGTGGTAAAGTATTCTACAACTTGGTCGCCTATATTTGAATTGTCATTAACATCATTCATGTTGTGTTTATAAGATGGACACTTGTCTTTTAGCTTTTCAAATACTTCACGTTTAATCAACATAAATCCAGTGCCACCATGTTTAATCTCAAATGGCTTATCTAATGGCACAAGTTGTTTCTCAACATCGCCAACCATATTTACTACATACTCGCCAGTAAAGTATTTAAGTTGATCTTGTGGCACTTTCTTTTCAATAGCAAAAGATACTGCCCCCCAGTTAATTTCTTTTTTAGGATACAAGCCACATATAATCTCCACATCAGAGTCAATCATCTTTAATAAGTGTTGTGCCTCAAACTGTATGTCAGCATCAATAAACATTAAGTGTGTAGCGTCACCCTTTAAAAAGTCATTAACTAATGTATTACGACCACGAGTAATAAGGCTTTCATTATACAAAAATGAAAAGTATGCTTCTATGTCTTTAGCATTAAGCCATGCTTGCAGTTTAAGCATAGACTCTAAATAAGTGCCATAACATAAACCTCCATACATTGGTGTTGCTATAAATAAATTTGGTTTAGTTGCCACCGTAAGCCTCCGTTAGTTTTTTGCTATCATATTTTTTAACATTAGTTACTTTTACAATATTTTTGGTATCTGGTATTAATGGTGTTATCGTAACATTGTGAAGTTTTAATTTAAGGTCTTTTAACCATGAAAGTTCCGTAGGTTCTGAAGTCATAAGACCAGACCATACAAGTTTCCCTGTGCTGTCAAACTCTTCTACAAGCCATGCTATAGGTTTCATTAATAAAATACCATCCTTCCTATGTGGACTACTTTCTTTTTATTCCAAATAAATCTCATATCTATACTATCATCATGAAAATAAAGACTATTTGCAACTGGGTTAGCATACTTCTTAAATACTAATGTGTCAAGTACAAGTAATTGAGTTTCTAAAAAGATTTTTTGATCGGGTTTAGCTTGCTTACCATTTACATAGTTTTCTACTCCTATGAACTGCCCACGACTATATACAACCTCACAAGCATCTTTGCCAAATCTTTTAGACCTTATTCTATTAGCAATCACATGAATAACCCCTAGTTTTTCTTGTAGTGATTGTGTATTGACTTCTGTATAGACTGCTGTAGCTATACAATGAACGTCATGCTCTGTCAGTTGCATGTCCATTATGGTTTGTAAACATTATACACAAGTGGATGAATAACATCTGCACCTATAATATCTATTATCTTTTTTCTAATAGAATCTTTATGCACGTTTACTACAAAACAACATGAATCTAATAATTCGCTATTAGTAAACAACCATTTAATAGCGTCTATTTTGTTTTCAAAATTAATCTTATGATGATACTTCATATTTTTAGTACCTGATTTATTAGGTGCGTGTCTATATAAAGCATCTTCTACTGCTTGCGTTAGTATACATGTTAGCAATTTACCTTCTGGGGTATGTGCCAACACACTATTATCATCAAAATCTATAATCTCTTCCATAATGTCTCCGTATTTTCATTAGGGTAATATAAATATTTCTTACTTGCTTTTGTATTGCAAAAACAGCATAATTTGCTAGACAAACAATTTTGTATGTCATAAACAAGGAGCAAACTATGTGGACATCACCATCAGCAACTGAAATGCGTTTTGGCTTTGAAGTAACTATGTACGTTATGAACAAGTAATAACATTTAGAGAGGGTGTTCCTAAAAAGGAACATCCTCATCTACTGCTGCTTGTTTAGGCTTAACATCACCATCTTTTAGTTGTACAGATCCACTAATAAACTTACCTTTAGCACTTTCTCTAATCCAGCCACTAATTCTAAATTCAATACCATCTACGTTAGCAATACCTGTGTAATCTGGTCGTTTAGGATTGTCACCTTTGTCATTCTTAAATAAAGTAAACGTGTTTGTGTTGTCATATTCTGCCATTTTATTTTCCTTGTGTTTTATAAAAATTTGCTACTGTGCTACCTGTAAAGTTATCAGGATTACGTTTAATTAACTGACCAATAACTTTATCCAACTTTTCCATTTGCTTCTCTTGCTCTTCAATATCTAATGAATGAAATGTTTCTGCATGTAATCCACTAGACGCTTTAATTAACATTTGTTTTTCTATATCATTAAACATTATTTAATCTCCTTAAGTTTATTTATGATTGTATCTACTTCTTCCAAGAATTGTTTTACTTCTGACTCAAGCTCTTTTTGATACACTGGATCTGCTTCTATACGCTTTACAAATACCTGTAAATGCTCTGGAAACATTGGGTTATAGCTTACAAAATCGCACCACTTACGACCTGTAACCAAAAGTTGAAACTGGACTTGAGGAACGTACTTACTTGGAATATCTTGTGTCATCAATGTTTCTGTATGGGTACTTCCCATAGGACATTTAATTTCAATAATCCCATCTGTACCTACAAGACCATCTGGACTAGCACCAGCTTCCAAAGTAGGGTGTTGAATAAACCCTACTTCTTCCACTTCCCCGAATTGTTGCACATACTTTTCCCTAGCATAAAACTCTCTGTCAATACCATCTTGCATTGCTTGGTTTACATATGTTTCTTGCTTCTCTCCAGTTAATCTTTCGCTTACTAACTGAATCTTGTAGTTACGTCTAGACGCAGATTCACCACTCTTAATCTTTGCTAGTACATCAGCCACACGACTAGCTGTAACCTTACCTAATCGTGCTTGAAACCACTCTTCTGACCGTTGTTCCATTAGATAAAGTCCTCTGCTTTAGTATCTTTCATTTTAATAACAGCACCTGCACTAGCGTCAATAGCATCATGCTCTACAATCTCAAAAGCATTAGTCCATAAATATCTACGCAAATAAGTTTGAACTGCACCTAGATTTTGAACGTCATGGCAACCTTTTAAAGCTGCACTTGACATAGGACATTTAAACTCAATAAATTGTGTAGCATCATCCATGTCTGTAATAGTAAGAATTGCTATGTCTGTATAAAATGTTACTGTGCCACAGATGCCTACCTCATTACAAATCTCTTGAATAGTAGGTAAGAAATCACCTAACTCAAAATACTTGTATCCTGCAAATTTATTATGACCAGACTTTTTAAGGTCTGCTGTTTGTAACTTTAATCTTGCTTTCATTAATTTACTGTGTATGCTCATCTTGCTCTCCTTTTGATGTTTTTCCATCATTACTTGATCGTAATGTTGTTGTTGACTCATTTGCTTTCTCCCATTTGTCGTTATCTTCTTTAAGTTCTTTTACAAGATCAGCAAGAATAACTGATATATGTTTTAAAGAATGTGCCATAAAAAATATCCCCAAAATATTACTAAAAACCACTTTACCACAAAATAGAACTTTTGTGTAAACTTTTTTTGTAGCCTGTCATTAGTGATAATTCTCATAAATTTATTTAAATTCATGTCTACTCCTAAACTTGAAAACACACTATACGCTTACTTTAATAAATTGTCAACAAGTATTTTAATGGGGGGTATTTATTCGACTTTTATAGTTGTTGACAAGATTTTAATTGAGTGTTATAGTCGCCATTCATTTCAATAAGGAGATTTAAATGAACTTTACAGAGGCTGTAGCACACTTTAATAACTCAAGACGTAAGATGGCATATGCTTTAGATATATCTATTCAAGCTATTCAATATTGGGCTAAAGACCCAGCAAAAGATATTCCAAAGAAGCGTGTAGAACAAATTGAAGAGATTTTAGTTAAGCGTAGACAATCTGAAACTATTCCTCAAGGAGAATAGTATGATGCCTAGAAACTGGAAAAAATTTCAGCATTATAACAATAGGTGTCCACCTTGGATTAAAGTGCATAACGATCTATTAAAGAACCCAGATTGGTTTGCATTAAAAGATAGTAAAAGTGCTTGGGTTTTAATAAATGTTTGGTTGATTGCATCAGAAGATGTTGATGGAAATTTACCAGATAGCAGAACGCTAGCATTTCGCTTGCAAATGTCAGAAGATGAATTGAATAAACATTTATCTGTATTAAATCAATGGCTTATTGAGAATGATAGCATCATGCTAGCATCGTGCAAGCAAAGTGGGGTTACAGAGACAGAGACAGAGAGAGAGACAGATATACATGTCAGTAGATTTAATGATTTTTGGAAAGAGTATCCAAGTAATAGAAAAGTAGGTCGTAAGCCATGTGAAACAAAATGGAAGAGAAACGGTTTAGATAAAATTGCAGATAAGATCATTACCCATGTTAAAGAGATGAGTAAAACTAAATCATGGATAGAAGGATTTAATCCTTCACCACTAACATACATTAATCAAGAAAGATGGGAAGATGAATTGCAAAAAGTTAGGAATCCGTGGGATGGTGCTAAATGAATATAGGTGACGCATTAGAAAAATTAACAGTCAATAAGGAAATTATAAATGAATATTATAAAGGTGAACATGCAAATGCAGAATTTCTTGTTAAGAGTACGGATGTTTTTACTGACTCGGTGGTTCGATATTTTAATTCTGAAATACACTCTGGCAAATCGTTGGGCTTTGTTAAAACGGAAGATGACTTTAAAATAAGACCTGCTGAACTAACTGTTTTGACAGGAGTGTCAGGGCATGGTAAGAGTATGTGGTTGTCTCAAATTATTTTATCTTTAATGAAACAAGATACTAAATGTCTGATTGCTTCTTTAGAAATGAGACCTGTATTAACTCTTGCTCGTATGGTTCAGCAAACATTAAAATCATCAGAACCTACAGATGAGTTTATAATAAAGTTTTGTGATCGAGCTAAAGAAAAGTTATATCTTTATGACCAAACAGGCTCTACCACATCAGAAGATATGATTGCTACATTGTATTGGGGTAAGCATGTCCTAGGTGTAGAAGTATTTGTGATTGATTCTCTTATGAAGATGTCAGATATTTCTGAAGACAATTATGAAAGACAAAAGCTTTTTATAGACAGACTTGCTACAACGTGTCGTGATTTAAACATACATGTATTCTTGGTTGCACATACTCGTAAGATGGCAGATGAAAACGTAGTTCCAGATGCTACTCATATTTTAGGCAGCTCGCATATTCGCAATTTATGTGATAACATAATTTGTGTGTTCCGCAATAAGAAGAAAGAGTATGATATTGAAACAGGTGACAAGACAGCAGAAGATTTAAAAGGTATTCCAGATTGCGTAGTATATTTACAAAAGCAACGTAATTATCCTGTTGAAGGTAAGTGGAATTTTTGGTTTGATAAAAAAGGTTTAAGTTACAAGGAAAGACCATGACCATAAATGAATTTATAAAATATGTTCAAAAGTTGTATGGTGAAGATGCTACATACAAAGCAACATCTAAAGAAGGTGTAACTTTTAAATCTAAAGGATGGGATGACAAATATGATTCGGTTCGTTTTGACGAAGTACAATTACGAAAACTTGATAACAAAAATCAAAGCTCTTGATTTAACTAAAAGGTGGCGTGTGAATATTAGTGAAGAAAAAGTTGTAAGGTCACTTGAACAGAATGAAAGGCTGTGGTCGCTATATGGGTCAATTGCTAATTACATTGGTGAAGATCCTAGTACAGTTCATGAGTTGTTAGGCTATAAGTTTCTTCGCTACCAAACAGAGATAGCTGGCAATCCTGTGGAGTTGGTTAAGTCAACAACAAAACTCACTACAAAAGAAATGACAGAGTATCAAGAAAATTGTGAACGTTGGGCTTCTACTCTTGGT